GCGCTGGCTCGCGGCCAGAGGCGCGGTACGCCTCAGCCACTGCGTTGTAGGCCGCCTTGGTTGCGGCCAGTGCGTCGCCGTCGCTCACCGGTGCGGTGGCAGCGAGGGAGAAGTACGGATCGACCTTCACGCGCGACCCTCCAGCGCAGCCTGCGTGCTGTCCATGGCCGCTTCGATGATGTTCACTGCCCGCTCGAACGAGGTGTCTGCGGTGAGCTGCTCTGCGAGTTGGGCGTAGAGGTCGGCCTTGGCGTCGTCCGATCCAAAGCTGGAGCGGTCGATGGTCCGGTAGACACGGTCGGCCAGATCGTCGATGTCCACAACCGGGCCGCGAGTGTCAGCGTAAATGGCGGTAGCCAGAGCATATGCGTTTCCCTTGTTGCTCATTCAGTCTTCACTTTCTCCTGCTCCCGCAGGTACAGGTCGAGCTTGGCGAGGGCGTTCCACGCCTCGTGCTGCAAGTGTAGCAGCTTGCTGTCTGGATCGGTGTCCTCGCCCATGGCCCGCTTCAACACATGGCGGTAGCCTGCATCGCTGTACCGCTCTTGCCCGTTGGGCACCAGCACCCAGCCGCCGGGCGTGTACTTGGCCGCGCCGAAGGTGGCGACCTCAGCCACCGACCAGATTGCGCGAGCCATGCCCTCGATCACCAGAGACGGTCGCACCTTGCCTGCGTCCAGCTTGGCACCCGGGGCGTGCGGATCGCGGCCGGTGGGGTCGGCCTCTTGCGACGGCGGCACAGGGGCGGGTTTGGGCACCACCTTGAAGCGTCGCTTCAGCACCCCGATTTCACGGCCCTCGTCGTTGGTCACGCGCCAGCAGTCCTCGACGTTCGGGGATTGGTGTACCTCGTAAACCTTTCCGGGGGTCATGGTCGGAGCGTGCGGCGGGTTGTCGATGTATCGAGCGTACATGGTTACCTCACTGTGGTGTGAGCAGCGACTTGCGCTTGCTCGTGCTGTTGATGGTGTAGCGATCACGGGACCACGCACCGCAGGCGTTGCACTGGTACCTGTGGTATTGGCTGACGTTGGTGTAGCTGAAGCCGTCTTGCCGCAGGTTCTCGCTGCCACACGTCGGGCAGCGGCGCTTGTCGTCGTCGATGAAGTTCGCCACGTTGGGATGGTCGTTCACCCATGGGCGCAGACGCAGGTACACATCTTCCATGGACAGCACGTCCACGATGTTGTACTTGCGCATGCTAGACCATGCCTTGGGGTTGTCGGCCAAGCATTCCTTCCACAGCTCGAAGCCGGGGAAGTCCTTGTGCTTCGACTTCTCGATGGATGACAGGTAGGTGGACAGCCACTCCAGCTTGTTGCTGGTGAAAGCCGCAACCTGCCGGGCCATGAGCATGGTGTCGATCACCTTCACAGGGCTGGGCGGGGTGAACCCGTGCATGATCAGGCGGGCCTTGATCTTGCGCATGTCGAACCGCTTGCCGTTCTGTGCGATCAGGAAGTCGTTGTCGTGCAGAATGTGCCACAGCTCAGAGCAGATGGCGCGGTCGTCACGAGGTGAGCCCTGAGTGTCCACGTACAGCAAGGACTTGCGCGGGGCGTGCAGCTCTTTGTACGTGAATGACAGCACCGACCACTCGGTCTTGATCTGGTTGAGGCCGACCGTCTGGTCGAACAGGCCCCACACATGGCCCTCGATGGGCGCGGTCTCGATGTCGATGAGTCCGATCTTGGGTCCGGTCATTGGCAAGCCTCGCAGGTTGTGTCACCAGACTGGTCGCGGTTGCATACCAGCGGCTCGTCGCTGTCGAAGTCGATGGCGTAGCCGCTGCCCTCACTGCTTTGCTGCTGCGCGGCGGGCACGGGCTTGCTTGTTTCGTCGTTCACGTTTTTGTTCATCGGTCTTGTGGGTTGGGTGGAGCGGCTTGTCGGTGTGGTCTGCGTGTATGTACTCGAACACGCCGAGCAGGAAGCGGCGCAGCCTGCCACCGGTGAGCTGGTGGCGCGGTCGGTTGTTCTCGATGTGCCCGAGCATCGCATTGCAGCCACGGTGCAGCACGCCGCGAACGTGCCCGGTCTTGTGGTCGTGGTCGAGGACCGGGGTATCGCTACCCTCGATCCGTTCGCCGCACACCCTACAGTGCCCGGCTTGCTCCGCCATCATCTGGGCACGGTACGCCGCTACCTCCGAGGCTTTGAGCTTGTGCATAGGCTTCCTTGATCTTGGTATCGAAGTACCACAGTTCGTCGTCGTTGTCGAGTGGCAGGACTTGGCGCAGGTCGAAGATGCTGGCGTCGCGGTCAGTGCGTAGCCACAACAGCAGCATCTGCTCAACGAGCTTGCGCTGCCAGCCGTCGCCATAGTACATCTCGTAGGCTGTCGCTACGATCTGCCCAGCCTCGGCGCTGCATGTGGCCGTGGCCAGCAGCTTGGATGCCGCAGCCTCGCCGCACGCCACCGCCGTACCCTTGGCGTTGATGTACTTGGGAAGGCCCGGGATGTGGTCGGCCGTGTCACCGTGCAAGCACTGCAGCCAGAACCACTTGAGTCCGTACTGCTTGCCGTCCGCGCCGATCACGTCGTACGCACCACGGGGCACCTCTGTCAGACTGAAGTCGTCCCAGTTGATGTGCACACCGGGCAGCATGCGCATGTCCTTGTCCTTCGCCGCGATGGCGATGGGCTCACCCATGTAGGCGCAGTAGGCCATGCCGTCGTCTGCCTCTCGGGTACCCCATACCTTGCTCGTGATCTGGCCGAACCTCAGCGACGACAAGAAGCCGCGCATGAAGGCCCAGTTGATCGGCTTGCCCTTGCCGCTGCGCTGTGCTTGGTAGGGCTTGGTCTCTGCGATGATGTAGCGATCGCCCTTGCTGCTCGCCTCGTCGGTGAGATGCACCACGCTGCGCTCGCTGCGGGACAGCGCCTGCATCTTCTCGATCTTGTTGATCGCCACGGTACGGGCGGTGCCCGCGTCCTCGATCACTCCTGTCCAGTACGCGAGGTAGTCACCGTCAACGTGGAGTACCCGCCCCGGGATAGGGGGCAGGATGTCCACTTGCATTGGTGCTGCCTCGACTGCGGCCTTCGCCGCTGCGAGGGCATCCATGATCAGGCGATACCGGCCAGCGGGTCAGCCGATGCAGTCGGCGCATTCACTGCACTGTCAGTAGCCTGCTGGGAGGGCGCAGCGGCCAGCGGATCGTTTCCAAGTTTCATCTCCACGCCGCCGGTCTGCAGCAGGGTGTGGATCGGGGACCCGACGAAGTTCTTGGCGGACTTGATCTTCTCCTGATACACGTTCTTGCTGCGCGCGGGCTTGTCACCCTCGGCTTCGTAGCTGCCGTCGATGAACAGCGAGTCCCACATGGCCTTGAGCGCCGCACCCTCGGCGTTCCACACGAACACACGCAGGGCGGAGATGGGCGGATCGGCTTCGATGGTCACCGTCTGCCCGGTCAGCGGGTCGTTGTACTTGGGCGGCTGGATAGTGTAGCCGCTGTCGTCCTTGAGGTAGGCGCGGACCTTGCCATCCTTCCCGGCCTTGTGCACGACGGTGCCTAGGAACGACTGGCCCAGCAGCTCAACCATGTGCTTGGCCTTGCCCTCCCAGTTCATGCGCTTGAACAGCTTGTACAGCGCCGCCTTCTCATTGAGTGGGGCACCGTAGCCGCCCTTGGCAGCGGCCACGTAGATGGTCATGCGATGCGGAATCTTCTCGCCGTTGTCCAGCACCTTGGGCTGATGGTTGGGGCCGGACAGCTCGAACGTGAGCTGGACCTCGTAGGTGTCCTTGGGCTTGCCGTCGAACTCGTCTTCGTGCAGGCCCGACTCGACGTAGCCGATGAAGCGGAGGCGGGCCACGCCAGCGGCAGGCGGGACGTATTCACCACCGCCACCCTTGGAGGCTTGGTTCATGTCCGGGTTGTTGGCCGTGGCGGCAGCGGCGGCGGCGAGCAGAGCGTTGTTGATGGTCATGTGTTTCCTTTACTGGAGATAACTGGGCACGTAGCCCGACATATACCGCGACCGTAGATCGCTTCGGTATTCCTTGACGAGGGCTTTGAAGTCCTCATCCTTGTACTTGTTTTCCTCGCCCATGTTGGCACCCCACACCGTGTCGGTGGGCACAGGCAGGGGCAGCGGCCAACTGAACCACCACTCCATGAAGTCGCTGGCCGCCTCCATGCAGGCCTGCAGGCAGACGCCAACGTCGAGCCGAACGGACTTGTGGGCGTCAGCGTACTGCTCATCG